AGTTGGCAGCAGCAAACTCTAACACAGCGACTAGACATATACTTCAAGCTGGATTATTTTTAACAGCAGAAACAGCAGAGTGCCTTTCTTTAAGAATATCTGACATTATAGAGTACTCTCCAACTAAAGAAGCTTTTATACAAGCGATTGGAGCTCACAACGTGGCTACGCTAGAAGAGATGTCTGAGCTTCACTTATATGACTTTGGGATATTTATAAATCTGATGCCTGACGAAGAAGAAAATGCTAAGTTAGAAAATAACATACAGATGGCTTTGCAGCAAAAAAGCATTAACTTGGAAGATGCTATTGATATTAGAGATATTAAAAACATAAAGTTAGCTAATCAACTTCTTAAAATAAGAAGAGTTAAGAAAGAAGAAAGAGATAGAAAACTACAAATGGAAAATATCCAAGCTCAAACAGAGTCTAATACTAAAGCTGCTCAAGCTGCCGCTCAAGCTGATATACAAAAAAACCAAGCGTTAAATGCTGGTAAAGCTGAGTTAAGCCAAATGCAATCGCAAATTGATTTACAGAAAATGCAGCAAGAAGTAGAAATGAAAAAACAGTTAATGGCTTTAGAGTTTCAATACAGCATGCAGCTTAAAGGTGTTGAAGTTGATGGGATGAAAAGTAGAGAAAAAGAAAAAGAAGATCGTAAGGATGAAAGAACAAAGATACAAGCTACACAGCAATCAGAAATGATTGAACAAAGAAATAGTGGAAAAGCACCTAAAAACTTTGAGTCCGCCGGTAATGATATACTAGGTGGAGGATTTAATTTAGGTTCGTTTGACCCTAGTTAAAATTATTAATTATTATTATATTATATTATGGAAGAAGAAAATGAAAAAGTAGTCGAAGAGATTACACAAGAAACAACCGAAAAGGTTGATGAAAGTAAATTTGAGTCTGCTGGAGACGACAACGTCATTAAAGTAGACTTAAGCGCTCCACCACCAGAAGAGAAAGTAGAAACTGAGGTTGTAGCAAAAGAAAAGCCTGAAGAAGCGGTAACCGAGGTTACTGAAGAAACAAAAACGCAGCCAGAAGCTGAAACACAAGAAACTCCAGTATTAGAAGAAATTACTGAAGAAGAAGTTGAAGAGGTTGAAGAGCAGGTTGAAGAGGCTATAGCAGAAGCTGAAGCTACTGGAAAACCACTACCAGAAAATATTCAAAAGTTAATGGACTTTATGGAAGAAACTGGAGGTGATTTAAGTGATTATGTAAAGCTTAATCAAGATTATAGTAAATTAGATGACAATAGCTTGCTAAGAGAGTTTTATGCACAAACAAAACCTCATTTAAATGCAGAAGAAATTAACTTCCTTATGGAAGATACATTCTCTTACGACGAAGATATAGACGACGATAGAGATATACGAAGAAAAAAATTAGCGCTTAAAGAGCAAGTTGCCAGCGCTAAAAGCCACTTAGACGGGCAAAAGTCTACATACTATGAAGAAATTAAAGCTGGATCGAAGCTCACACCTGAGCAACAAAAAGCGGTTAACTTCTTTGATAGGTACAACAAGGAGTCAGAAGTAACTCAAAAAGCAGCTAAACAAAATACAGATGTTTTTACTCAGAAAACCGAGCAGGTTTTCAATGACAAGTTCAAAGGTTTTGAATATAACGTCGGAGATAAAAAATATCGATTTAATGTTAACAATGCTAACGAGGTTAAGGATACTCAAAGTGATATAAATAATTTTACCAAAAAGTTTTTGGATAAAAATAATACGTTATCAGATGCTAAGGGTTATCACAAATCTCTTTACACAGCTATGAACGCTGATGCTGTTGCAAAACACTTTTACGACCAAGGCAAAGCTGATGCTATGAAAAATAGTATTGCTAAAGCCAAAAACGTTGATATGAATCCAAGACAAAGTCATGGAACTATAGACGCTGGAGGTATTAAGGTAAGAGTGTTGGGCAATGATGCTAACGACTTTAAGTTTAAAATAAACAAAAATAAATAACAATTTAAAATTTAAAAAAAATGGCAATTACTGCAAGAACGTCGTTTCAAGCTGCCCCAGTGCAGCAAGTAACGTCGGATAATTATTTAGACATCCAAACTAATGGATGGGCACAGCAATACCTTCCAGACTTGATGGAAAAAGAAGCTGAGGTTTACGGAAAACGTACAATTTCAGGATTCTTAGGTCAAGTAGGGGCGGAAGAAGCTATGTCAGCTGATCAAGTTATTTGGTCAGAACAAGGTAGGTTACACTTATCTTATAGAGCGGACTGTTTAGACGCTTCAGCTAGTACGGTTAACATTACTCACGATATTGATGGCGTGGCTTTAACAACTACTCACGGTATTAGAGTTGGTGATCAAGTATTAATCGCTGGTGGTGGTCAGACTGTTACTGCTTTAGTAACTGTAGCTGCAGCTGGTAACCAAACTATCACAGCGTTACCTTATGGTGGTGCTCACTTAAGTGACATGAACTTTGCTGATGGTGACAATGATTTAAGAGTTTTAGTTTTTGGTTCTGAAAATTCAAAAGGAACTGAGTATTCTGGCGCTAGATCTGTTAAGCCTTCTTTCACTACGTTCACTAACAAGCCAATTATTCTTAAAGATCAATACGAAGTTTCAGGTTCTGATGCTTCTCAAGTTGGTTGGGTTGAAGTTACTGGTGAAGATGGTCAAAACGGTTACTTATGGTACTTAAAAGCTGAAGGCGAAACTAGATCAAGATTTGGAGATTACTTAGAGATGAGTATGATTGAGTCTGAAAAAGCTGCCGATGCTTCTACTATTTTAGGTGGTGCAAACGGATTAGTTGGTACACAAGGTTTATTCGCTGCTATCAAAGATAGAGGTCATCAAACTTCTGGTGTTACTGGTGTTAACGCTGCAACTGATTTAGCTGAATTTGACGCTATACTAGCTGAGTTTGACAAAAACGGTGCGATTGAAGAAAACATGATGTTTTTAAACAGAGCTACTTCATTAGCAATGGACGACATGTTAGCTTCTATGAATTCTTATGGAGCTGGTGGTACTTCTTACGGAGTGTTTGACAATTCTGAAGATATGGCTTTAAATTTAGGTTTTTCTGGTTTCAGAAGAGGTTCTTATGACTTCTACAAGTCTGACTGGAAATACTTAAACGACCTAGCAACAAGAGGTGGTATCAATGCTAACGCAACTGCTGGCGAAGATATTAGAGGGGTTATAATTCCAGCTGGTACTTCTTCTGTGTATGATGAGTCTTTAGGTAAAAACCTTACTCGTCCTTTCTTACACGTTCGTTACAGAGCTTCACAGTTAGAAAGTAGAAAAATGAAAACTTGGATCACAGGATCAGTTGGAGCTGTTACATCTACTTTAGATGCAATGACAGTTAACTTCTTATCTGAAAGATGTTTAGTTACTCAAGGTGCTAACAACTTCATGTTAATGAACTAAGCACAATTATTTTAAAGAGACTGGGATTAATCTCCCAGTCCCTTTATTTTTATTAATTTTATTATATATTATATTATGGCAAAGAAAAAAGAAACAAAGAAAGTTGAGGTAAAACCTCAAATCGAAACAATAGAAGAAGTAGTTACAGAATTTTTTGAAGAAACTGTAGTTGCAGAACCAAAAGTTAAAAAAACGGTTATGGAAAAACCATTACCAAAAAAAGATAAATGGGAGATAAAAGACAGAACTTATGTTTTGAAAAATAATCAAACACCTTTAAGTAAATCAATTAGAGCAGCTGGGGTTTATTATTTTGATGAAGAGTTAGGTTATGAAAGAGAGTTGAAATACACTTCAAACCAAAGAACTGTTTTTGTAGAGGAAATGAAAGGTGATCAAAGATTAGATCATATTATTTTTAGAAAAGGAGTTTTAATGGTTCCTAAAAACAAAGTAACACTACAAAAGTTATTGTCACTTTACCATCCACATAGAGATAAAATCTTTTATGAATTAAAACCAGAAATAAACGCTGCTAATGAAATTGATTGGTTAGAAATGGAAATAGAAGCATTGAACGCGGCTCAATCATTAGAAATAGATATGGCTGAAGCAGTGATGCGTGTTGAGATTGGTTCTAAGGTATCAAGCATGAGTTCTAAGGAACTTAGAAGAGATTTACTATTATATGCTAAGAGAAACCCAGAGTTGTTCTTAGAGTTAGTAAATGACGAAAATGTTGTGCTTAGAAACTTTGGTATTAGAGCAACTGAAATGGGTATATTAAAATTATCTTCTGATCAAAGAACTTTTTCATGGGGTTCTAATGATAGAAAGTTAATGAATGTTCCATTTGACGAACACCCTTATTCAGCTTTAGCCGCTTGGTTTAAAACTGACGAAGGTATGGAGATTTACTCCAATATTGAAAAAAGATTAAATTAATCTAACTGTAGATACGGTCGCTCTACGGAGCGATCGTAAACTACAAACTAAAAAGAAATTATGGTAAGTATAGAT